GGCCGTTGATCTGGTGGCTTTCCTCGGCGGTCGCATCTCGTGGGAGTTGAACCTGTACGACGACATCGCCGATGCCATGAAAGCTGCTGCATTGGAGGTCAATGTAGGACTGCGCTGGGGCGCGGCGTGGAACGTGCCTGACATTCGGCACTGGAGCGGCACCATGGAATCAGCGATGATGTACTACATCGACGCCCGCCGTAAGATGGGCCAGCGACCCTTCATTGACGCGCCGCATTTTGAGTTGTCATAGGAGGACGTATGGACCCGCTGACCATCCTCGCTGCCCTTGGCCCTCTGGCTGTCGATTTAGGGAAATCCCTAATCGGACGCTTTATCCAGACCGACGGCTACAAGCCCGTCAACGTGGATGAGTACGTCAAGATGCGCCAGTTCGATCTGGAGATGTTCAAGGCGATGAACGAGGCTGGCGGGGCTAACCCCTCATATCCGTGGGTCGAGGCCGCCGTCCGGCTCATGCGCCCGGCCGTTGCGGCCATCGTGCTGGGCACTTGGGCGACGCTGAAACTTCAGGGCCAGTCGAGCGAGACAGTCGACAACTTTGCTGCGGCCGTGGGTTTCTACCTGTTTGGTGACCGCACACTGTTCTACAGCCGCAAGGCGAAATGAGCGCACGGGGCAGTTGCGTCCCTGATTGCAATCATAGTCGCAGCAGTTCAAAACGGCGCCTCCTCAGCATCCGTCAAGTCCGGCTTGGATCGCCGGGGGACGGTGTTTTGGTAGATTTTGCCGTTTTCTTCGTAGAATTTAAAGGGCCAATTTTCACGACGCTTTCTTGGGTAACGAACCTGTGCAGGTTCGCACACTCCCTCCGTCGCCGGTTGCCCCTGGTCTCGAGAACCACCGTCCATGTTCCGCATACCGGGCATTTCATTTGTCTTCCGTTGCGGTGTGCAAGTAAGCCGTCAGGCGCTTGATCTTGGCTTCGTAATAGTTGCACATCGAAGTCGCATATTCCCGCGCCGACTGCGTCTCAAGTAGCCTGCGCTTGGAGTCTTCCAACTCCTTGAGCGCCAGCGCCTCGGCACTGGGCACCTTGTACAGCGACTTCACAAACTCAACAGTGTCTTTCAGCATTACAGTTACTCCTTTGGTTGGTGTGACACATCGTACCACAAGTCATGCACCCTTTGTCAAGCGGTACTGTTTGACGGCGTTGCGAAGCCCTGCTTGCGTTGTGGCTTTCTCATCCAAGGCTATCGCCTGCGCCTGATCCAGCGTGTCCTGCATCAGGATGCGGTGGCAGATGACAGGCGCTCCTTGGCCTTGCCTACGAACCCGGGCGTTGAACTGCTCGTACAGGTCCAGGCTCCAGTTGAGGCCGTACCAGACGAGGATGTGGCCGTTAGCCTGAAGGCCATCAATTCCATGGCCCATCGATGCCGGGTGGCCGATCATCAGTTGGCAGTCGCCGTTCTTCCACCGGTACATCGCGTTGTTCAGTGCCGCCTCGCTCTTGCACTCGGTCAGGTTGATCGGGTCCAGCGCCTCAAACCGCTCCATAATCCGCTGGGCGTCTGAGCGGTAGGCGTAGGCGCACAGGATTGGGCTACCCTGAGCCTCGTCAATGATCTCCTCGAGCGCCTCGAGCTTGAGGTCATGCACCGGCTCCCACAGCGGCATCCCGGCAATCGGGTACACGGCGCCGTTGGCGAACTGGAGGCACTTGTTGGTCAGCGCCGCCTGGTTGAACACCTCGACCTCTTTGCCGCTGTCGAGTTGCAAAAAGAACTCGCGCTCCATCTTGTCGTACTTGGCCCGCAGATCGTTGGGCATCTCGATTTCGATGTTGTTGACCATGAGGTCAGGCAGCGGGTTGTAGTCCTCCGCTGACATCTCGAGGGTAATGTCTCCGATGAGCTTCTTGATCGTGTCCTCGGTGTCGTCGTAAGGCACCTCTTTGTACGGCCCCACCTTGCGGTAAAACCGGGTGCGAAAGGCCGTCTTGCTGGTGCCCAGGCGCTCACCCTTGTCCACCACGAGGAACTGGCCGTGGAGATCTTTGTAGCCGTTGGACGCCGGGGTGCCAGTCAGACCCGTGCTCCAGTCGAACTGATCGGCGATCTTGCGAAACGCCTTGACTCGGTTGGTGCTCGAGTTCTTCATCTTGCTGATCTCATCCCAGACGATGCCGTTGAACGGCATAGGACGATTCTTCTTAACGAAGTAGGTCTGGAGCGTCTCGGCCAGCCAGCCCAGGTTCTCGTAGTTGATCAGGTACACGTCAGCAGGCCGCAGCAGCGCCCGGGTGCGCTGATCCTTGGTGCCGGTGACCATGCTGAACTTGAGATGCTTGATGTGCTCCCACTTCACCGCCTCCTGCCGCCAGACCAGCCGAATGACGCGGATCGGAGCCACGATGATCACGCCCCGCAGGAAGCCCGTGCGCAGCAGGTGCGCCATAGTGGTGAGCGTAATGACCGTCTTGCCCAGGCCCATGTCCAGCCACAGCATCGAGGCTGGGTGGGTGCATTGGAAGTTAACGGCCTTTTGCTGGTAGCCGTGGAGCAGGTCAGGTGTCAGCATACATTACCGGAATGGTCATGCGAATTTCCGTGCCGCCGTGCTCAAAGCAGAGTTGGTTGCCAGAGATGCGAACACGAATAAGATGTTTTTCGTTCCAGCCAAGACCGAACCACACAATAGCGTCTTTGAATTTTTCGTAAAACTGATCAGCGTCCATCTCAAACCCCCATCAGCATGGTGTCAACCATCACCTTGCCCTCGTCCACGTTGTCAATCACAAACACCGGCACCTTGTACTGGCGCAGCCGGTGATGCTCGCGCTCCTGGGCAGGCGTGGGTTTCAGTCCCTCGCGCTTGAACTCGCAGAACCACATGCGTCCGTCGGGTCGGATGAACAGACGGTCGGGCACCGCCATGCGGTTGGGGCTGGTGAACTTGTATACCAGCACTCCGCGCTCCTTGGCGTAGTCGCAAACCTTGGCCTCAATCTGTTTTTCCAGCATGCTTTACCACCAGTTCTCTGTATGCGTCGATGGCCGTGCGAAGGTCTTCGCGCAGCCCCTCAATCTCCTGATCCTGCTGCTTGATCCGCTCGTTGCACTCATGGGCAAACTGAGCCAGCGTCGCGCGATCCCAGGTTTCAAACCGATTCACGCCAGCCCCAGACATAGCTTCTCCACTTCTCGAACGTAATAGTCAAAGTCAACCGGCAGCTTGCCAGCATCCTTGATGTCGTTGCAAGGCTGGACACCCCAGCCGCTCTCGACGCCAATCTTGCGCCACTCGGCCTTGCCCTTGAGAGGCGGCATCCACTTGAACAGTCGGCCACCTCCTACAGCGATGTAGTACCGCGTGATGTTCTGCAACTGCGTGGTCACACCGTCGTGCTCCAGGCCGAGGTGGCTGCTCCTAGGCACCTTGGTGCGCAGCATGAAGTCCATGATGTCGGGCCACTGCTCTACGGTCTGCCGAATCGGGGCGCCCTCGACCAGCACCTTCTCGGCCACCTTGGGGATCACCAGGCCGCCCGCATTCTGGTGCCACAGGGCGTTCCACTCATAGGCGCCCTTGCGCTTGGTGCCGCCGTTGTCGTAGACCGCGATGTAGTTGTTCACGTCGCGGATGAACATGCGCCGGTAGATCGCCTCCTCGAGGTTTAGCCCAGTGCGCGTCTGCCAGGCGGCGCGAGCCAGATCGAGCAGCCACTTGCTTTGCCGCGGCACCCGCACGGTCAGGCCGTCGGTGTTCACCTGAATCAGCCGCAGCCCGGGGATCGTCATCAACCCCTCGGCCAGCAAGCACAGCAGCAGTTGCCCGTTGAGCGTGATGCTCATGGTGAACAGCGGGTCGTAGAACACGCTGAACTGGTTGTTGCTGTCACCGTAGACGCCGTTGAGCGCCAGCTTGAGCATGGCCGACTCAGCGGACTTCTTGGGGTACTGCTTGCGCTGCTCGAACAGGTGCTTGTAGATCGTGACAAATGTCTTGCCCAAGTGCGCCGGATAGAACCCGTTGGTGATTGCCAGGTTCGGGTAGTACGAGGTGACATCGAGGTCCACGATGACGTGCTCATCATCGGACTCGACGACCTCCGACTCGATGGAGCCGTGGATGCCTCCGAGGCCGAAGACAAAGGTAAAGCCTCCGACCACCGCGGTCAAATCCGTGAACACCCCCTTGGTTTCGGTGATTGACTGGGCCTTGAGCCAGCCTAGCACTCGGGTGAACTCAGGCTGCTGGAACTCAATCCAAGGCAGGATAGCCTCGCGCAGGTGGATCACTGGACGCCGGGTCTGCCGAGGCGTGCGGCCCTTGTCGCTGTAGTCGTAGCAGGCGACCCCGGCCTCCTCGAGCTTCATCACGAAGTAGTCCTTGCCGATCTTCGTGTCGTTGTGGTTGATGAAGTCGCGGTTGTACTTGTGCGTCAGTTCCTCACGGAACTTGAGCATGTCGAACGTGTGCTTGTAGAACGCCTTGGTCTGCGCCACGTCGTGCCGGTTGTACTTCTTGAGCACCGGCACCTGGTCCTGCGTCAGCGTGGTACCCACCTTGAACGGCAGATCTTCGATGTTGTCGCTACGCATGTTGAACTCCAATACCTTCAGACTCGTGGCGCGTGCCTTGTTGTCGAAGTGGTGAATCTTGTACAGATCAATCTGCGGCACGAAGCGGTCAGACGGGTTGACCTGGTGCGCCCACTTGCCGTCATCCTCGTCCTGCGAGTTGATGATGGCCTGGGCCTTCTGGTACAGGGTGTTGGCATCGCTGTGCCCCATGCGAATCAGCGTATGCAAGACGGGGTAGTCGAACCCCAGGTTATTGAACCCGACCATCCGGGCATTCGTATCCTTGAGATACTGGAGAAACGCGACGATCTCACGGGAGTCGTTGCGCCAGTCGCTAATTTCAAAAGACCAGCATAGCGGCGCTTCTGTATGCTCCACCGCCAGCGTGAAGACGTTGGGGTAGGTTTCGATGTCGTACACATAGTCGTTACTCATTACGGTTACTCAAGAGCGGGGGCCGAAGCCCCCGGGTCATTACTGGCTCATCATGAAGGGCGGCAGGGGCATCGCTGGCGCAGGGGCAACAGTGGCGCCGAACATGCCAGCAGGAGCCTGAGCCACGGCGCCGAACAGGTTCGACGCATCGACCGCACCCTCACCAAACGGCTTGTCGTCACCGGCAAACTGAACAGCGATCAGGTCGCAGCGGATGCCGCGGCCATGCTTGTTTTCTTGCAGCCAGGGCTTGACAGCAGCGTTGACTCGGCAGCCGCCGTACATCTTGCGGGCAAGCTGCTGGTAGGCCATGGTGTTGGTCGGGTCGATGGGTTGACCGTCAGCCTGGATCATCTGGGGCTGGCTGTCGCGGCCTGCGGTGATGAACACATGACCGGCGTAGCCGTCGTAGGGCTGGAAGGTCTTCTTGTTGACCTTCTCCTCGCCGCGGCCATAGCAGCGGATCTTGCGGTCGCCCTGGATCATCTGTATGACCGTGTTGGCGTGCTCTTTCCACTTCTCCATCGCCATGGCGCCGTACTTCTGCATGAACTGCTGGAAGCCAGGGTGGTCCTGGGGCATGATGAACTCACAGTTGTAGCTCACGCGCTCCTTGCCGGTTTGCTCGTTGATCTGCCGCTGCGGCTCCGCCAGGTGCGGGAAAGACAGACGGACGTTGCTCAGGAAAATGATGTCGGACATTACAGTTACTCCAGGTTTAAGTTAGCCACGAGGGCAGGGATTCGGCAGCAGGTGCTGCCTCGACTGCGCTGAACATTGGCGCAGCGTTTGTGATGACAGCGGGGCGGCTGTCAGACTCAGGGACAACAGTCAGCTTACCGGCCATTTTGACGACGTACTCTTGGTCCATCGTCTTGAGTTGCCGGTCGGACAGTTGCATCTTGGTGCCGTCACGCTTTTCCCACGTTAGCTTTTCAGCCTTGGCGGGGGTGACCAGCTTGGTCTCATAGATCGCGCCCTTGGGGATGCCCATCTTGATGAGCTTCTCGGCCATCTGCTCCTCTGGCAGCGCCCAGGCACGGGAGCCGCGGCCATTGACCAGCTTAAGGCCGGGGATGGACTGACCTGCCTCCATGCGGCGCAAGGCTTCCTTCTCCACAGCCTCGAGGAGTTGACGCATCAGGGGAGCGGCTTCCATGATCTGACGGATCTGCTGATCGTCCATGGTCGCGGGGTCTTTGTCTGCGCTTTGCTGCGCGACATCGAGCGGGCTGCTTACTGCGGGCTGGAACATGATTCCCACCTCCTTCATTACGTTACTTGCCAGCGCGGCGCAGGAGCCTTTGGCGCGGCAAAACTTACATTGACTCTCACCCGGGATGAGCGGTGCGTTGGGGTCATCGCATCGCTGCCCTTCAACCGCCACTTGCCCGATGATATCAAGGATTGCCTGGGTCGGCACCTCGTGCGATGTGATCGGATGCATGCCCTTGAGCGCCAGCTTGGGCTGGACGATGGTCATGCGGATCCGCTTCCACGGGTAGTTGCCGTTGATTGGCAGCTTCAGGCCAGCCAGGCAGCCCAGAGCATAGAGTTCGAGCTGGTGGTTACCCTCGGCCTCCACGACGCCCATGCCGTCCTTGTAGTCGATGATCTCGAGCACCTCGGTGCCGCGGATTTGGATGTCCACGGTGCCGCTCATGTCGTCACGACCGATCAGGTATTGCGGGTCAACCCGGGTCTCGGGCAACACCTCGCACATGCCGAACTGCTCACCGATGCGCTGCTTGACGTAGTCCGTGGCGACCTTGACTCGCTTGGCCCGCTCGGCGTCAACCGTGAATACACCATCGTCGTCACTCATGGCCTGGCCGATCATGGACTCCGGCTCCACGCCTTCGCTCAGGCAGTGCTCGAGGAGCGTGTGGCTGTGGGTGCCGTCGATGGCAGCCTCGCTGGTGCGCTCATCGGGGAACTTGGCCTCCTCGCGCACGCTGCCCGGACACAGCGCCCAGCGGTGGCGCTTGCTCGGGGACAGGTTGGCGTGGGTGCTCATTCGGCCACCTCGACTGTTGGTACAACACGCCATTGAAAATCGTCAGGGTCTGTCGGGTCGATCCATTTTTGCTGAAGAATCAATTTAACTGGACCGGGTATGACTTTTTCAAACGACTTTTCAATGTAGGTGTACTGTTTAACGAACCGGAGTTCGGCGGTTGGCATTTTGTACACAGCGTTTTGATTGATCGTCATGATTCCCTCGCTTTCAGCATGGCATCGGCAAATGTGTACGCAATAGAAGCGGCGATTTGTGGTTTGACACCTTCCAGTGGAACCATTGCCTGCATCGCTTTGGCCGCGAAGTAATCGCGCAGGGTCATGCCAGACCGCTGCTCAGGCATTGCCCGCTCGGTGGGAAACGCCGGGCCACCAGTCTCGGTGCTCATTTCAGTGCCTCAACACCAGCAAACAGGGCGCCGTAGTGCTCGGGCTTGACATCGTTAATGTTGCCGTAACCCAAGTTAGTAAGCACTTTCTGAATCTCGGCGCCCTTCTGAGGACCAAGCGCCTTGTAGGACGACATGACGTAGTCAATCAGCCCCTTCGGGTCGCTGAACGGTGCGCCACCAGTGGCCGCGGGTGCAGCAGGGACGGGCGCCACGAACAAAGGAGGTGCAGGCATCACGGGAGCCGGTGCAGCCACAGGAGCAGGTGCGGGAGCCGGTGCAGATGCGGCAGAGATTGTGACGGTATTGGGGTTTACCACAGGTGCCGCTGGCGCTACATTCGTGGATTCCAGCTTCGCGGTCAGGGCAACGACGGCGGCGGTGAGGGCTTCAATCTTGGATTCGAGGGACATACAGTGACTCCTTACGGGGGTTGGGTTGGATTACAAGTCGATCATCAAGAAAAGCCTCGATGAGTTCACGCAAGACGTCGGACGGTTTCCCGTATCGCTCTGCCTTGCGGTTGAACGCGGTGCGGACACGGTGCGTGACTCTCAAGGTCATGTGCGTGTCAAAGGATTTAGGTGCGGGCATTTGAAAAAATCTCCGTTGCGTCTTGCAATCGTATCACGGTTGCGGTACGATGTGCAACAGGTCAAGCGAAAATTTTTGGAGCAGATCGGATGAACAGAAAAAGAAACGCCCCGGGGGTTAGCCGGGGCGCTCAAGCGGGTCTACTGAGGAGACTGTTGGCAACTGCAATCACCAACGGGCACAGTGTATGACAGCAGTTAACTCCGTGCAACAACATCCCGCATCCGTCGATGCGTACATCAGACACGGCTGGTCCCTTGTGCCAATCCCCCCAGGCACCAAGGGGCCAACGGGTGCGGCTGCCGTGGGCTGGAACCGCCGTGAGCGGTGCCTGAAGGATCAGACCGAACTGTCCCAGGGCTACGGGATCGGCTTGGCTCACGCTTACAGCGGCACGATGGCCTTCGACATCGACAACTGGGACGCCACGGTGGCCCAAGGCATCGATCTTCAGGCGCTCTACAGCGCCCCCGATGCTGTGGTTATAAACAGTGGGCGCCCGGGTCACGGCAAGCTGCTCTACACGATGCCCTTCGGGCTGGCGCTGCCTTCGAAGAAGATCGTCATCAACGGCCAGACCGCCTACGAGCTACGCTGCGCCACGGCCAACGGCCTGACGGTGCAGGACGTGCTGCCCCCGAGCATCCATCCCGACACCCGGCAGCCCTATCACTGGGCCGGTAACGGCCACTGGACGCGGCTGCCGCTGATCCCCCAGCAACTGCTGGACATCTGGCAAGACCTGCTGGCTCAGGACAAGGAGCGCACCATCGCCACGGGCGAGCAGGTGGACGCCTCGTGGGAGGAGATCAGGCAGGCGCTCGAGGCGATCCCTGCCGACTGCTCTCGGGAGGAGTGGATCAACGTGGGCATGGCGCTGCACTGGGCGGGAACCCAGACTGATCAGGTTGAGCAGGCGCTGCAACTGTGGAACGAGTGGTCTGCTCAGTCGGCATCCAAGTACCCCGGCGAGCGCGGCATCGTGACGCAGTGGGTCAGCTTCAAGCCCGACAAGGCCACCGCGGTCAAGCTGGGCACGCTCTTTCACATCGCCAAGCAACACGGGTGGCAGCGGCCTATGCCCGATGCGACTCAGTTGTTCAGCAAAGTAGACGTGCCGCCCATGGCCCCCGTGGACGTGCTCCAGGGGCTGCGCCCGCCACCGCCTGACATGGACATGAGCGTCTGGCCTATGATCCTACAAACACGGGCGCAGGAGATCTCCGACAGCGTAGGGTGCGACCCTTTGGTCCCTTTGTTCGCTGGGTTGAGTGCTGTCTGTGGGGTCGTTGATGCCCGCATCCGGCTCGAACTCATGCCGGGCTTTCGCGTGCCCCCGGTGCTGTGGCTGATGACCCTGGGCGACCCAGCGGACAAGAAGTCACCAGGCTCGAGGCCCATGCTCTCCCCACTTAAGGACATCGAGGCCGAAGACCGGCCACGGTACAACAAGGAGCTTCTCGACTGGGAAGGTAAGGAGGCGGCCTACGCCAGTGCCAAGAAGGCGTTCCTGGACTTCTCGGCATCACCGGAGGCCATGCTGGGCGCCCAGCCCCCAGCGGTGCCCGAGATGCCTGCGCAGCCCGTGCCGCTCAAGATTACGGTCAGTGACATCACCAGCCAGAAGCTCGTGCGGTCGGCTGCTGAGCGGCCTCGGGGGCTGCTGTGCCACCTCGATGAGATGAACTCGTGGATCAGGAAGATCACCGACAAGCAGAGCGGCGAGGATCGCTCTGCATGGGTCGTGTCCTACGAGAGTGAGCGGTACGAGATGGACCGGGTCGGGGCTGGCTCGATCCACTGCGAGAACCTGGCTGTTTCGATTTACGGGAACATCCAGCCCCAAGTTTTTAAGCAAAACTTAGCCTCTCTCGCAGCGGATGGCCTGTTGCAGCGGTTTATACCAGCGATCCTGCGAGGCAGCAAGACGCGGCTGGGTCACCCGGTGCCCGAGTACATGACCAGTGCCCAGGCATGGGAGAACACCCTGCGCCTGATCTACGCCTTGCCGCCGCAGACCTACAAGCTGTCCCCCGCGGCCTATGACGCTTATCGGGACTTCCAGTCCTGGTACGAAGGTGCCAAGCAGGACGAACGGTTGCTCAATGCGTCCAGCGAGTACATGACGGCCTTCGGCAAACTCGAGGGCACCGCGGGGCGCCTGATCCTCCTTATGCACCTGATGGAGTGCCCGTTCAGCCCCACTGTGGACGTGGGCATCGTGGACCGCGTGGTCAAGCTGATCAGGGGTTACGTGATTCCCGCGTTCCGCTACGCCCTGGGCGAGCTTGCCGGGGTGCTAAATGACTCGTTTGATCAGTGGATGACCGACTACATCATCCAGGTGAGCAGCGAGGTGCAGACGGTTGATCTGCGCAGCCTCAAACGCTCAGCCAGGCGCCAGCTTGAGGGCAAGAACGAGTGGCAGAAGGATCAGATGGTGCTGGACGCCATGTACACCCTCGAGAAGGCTGGCTGGGTGATGCAGATCGAGGAGAAGATGACCAAGCACCATGTGGTCTGGGCCATCAACCCCTCAATCGCTACCATGTTCCGCGAGCACCGCGAGAAGGTCATCAAGGCCAAGCAGCGCCACGCGGACTACATCTACCGCTACGCTTACGCCCAGGGTAAAGAGCGTAAGCTGGTCAGGGGTTATGACCCTGAGACGATGGACGAGTGACTACTGCATCTTCTCCTGCGTAACTTCGTCAACGTGCATCATGGCGCCCAGGTACACGGCAAACGATGCCCGGGTGTCGTCGCCCAGTGGCATGGTGCTCAGACGCCGCGTGAACTCGTCCAGGGCTGCGTTCCACCCGGCGGCGAAGACCCACTTGGCTGCGTCTTGAGGGTGTAAGCCATACTCGCCGAACAGGCGGTCATAGTGCTCGGGTGCGTTCATACGGACTTCTCCAACGTGAGTTTCGATTTTGCCCGGACTTTCCCAACGTGAGCATTGGATTTAGCCGGAATTTCTTCTACGTGAGCATCGGGCTTACCCGGCACAAGGCCCGCATGCAGCGCGGGTGCCAGGGCTTCGATCATGCCCAGAACCTCGATCAAACGCACCGCGGATGCCGCGGGCTTGCGCTCACCCTTGATCCACTTTCGAAGGGTAAACACGGGCACGCCCAGATATTCAGCGGCCCGAGGTTCATCAAGCCCCAAGCGGGCCATTAAATCGGTGTAAGGGTTCATTGAATCGGTCTCCAAGGGAAAGCCCCCGGGGTTGACCGGGGGCGGGGGTTGCAGGGTTACAGATCAAGTAGCAGGACAATCAAGCCCGCAAGACATACGAGGGTCAAATAAAGGGCGAAGGTCAATCATCGGTCCCCCCATAGGCCCGCTCATATCTTTCGACAAATCGAGCGGCCCGCAGATCCTCTTCAAGGGATTCGATCTGTGCAGTGGCTTCACCCAGTGCCCGCTGCATGTCCGCAATCCGGGCAAAAAGGCGGGCAGTGCCCGGGAACCCTTCGGCGTATGCCAGGCGTTCGGCTTCATCGGCGGGCAGTTTTTCAAGGTCAATCATGGTTCATCCTTTCGGTTTTCTGGGCTTTGCTCAATACTCGGGTAAAGCGATCAAGCCCTACACGGTCAACGGTCAGATCAAGATCAGCCAGGGCAGCGGCCCGGGCCTGCGGAACCGTTAGATCACGCGATGCAACCGGCACGCCCTTATAGGTGGCGGTCACTTTGCAAACCCGAAACCCGCTGACTGGGTCAGACACAATCCAGTCACCCTTGCCCGCATGCACTGGCTCACGATGCAAGGCAAGGCGCCAAGCATCAGACCCCCGGATAAAGATAATTGGGTGATAAGGCACATCCTCAAATTGACCCCCAGCGCGGGCCATTGGAAAAGTTTGTTTCTTCGGCATAGTTCATCCTTTCACAATGGGAATTACTCTACGGGCTTTCGCATCCGCAACCCGGGCACGGGTGCCATGGGCACGGAACCCGATAATCACGCGACGGTCCGCACGGGCACACAATCCACATGATGCGCAATCGACATCATCCCGGGACTGGGCGGGGCAGACAATGATTGTGCGGCCCGCGGGGGTTTCGGTTTTCTCCGGGCAATCCATGGGCACGATCGCGCACACGGGCAATCCGGTTTCAGCCAGGGTATCCGCTTCGCCCGCATCATCCGCGGACAGGTTGACGGTAAAGCCCCAGCGGGTCGCATGCCCTGCCCAGTGGATCGCATCCGGGCTTTTCTTGTGGGTGTAAGTGAATCCGCGTTTCCCCATGTTCGCCCGGACAATCTCGCCCAGTGCGACAGGGTCTACGGTCTCCCCTGCCCCAGGCAGATCCCCCGCTACATTGTGGCGCCACAGTTGACCCGGGGGCAGTGCGGCAATCGAGCGGGTCAGATCTTCAAGGGTGCCCCCTCGAGCGGGTACTTTGTCCCATGCCATGCGGGTGTAGAAATCTTCCGCATAGCAGTCCGCTCGATAGTGCGGGCAGGACTGGGGGCAGGTCTCTCGCTGGGAATAGGTTACCGGGATCGGCCCGGTCTTGCGATTGCCGGACTGGGGAATAAAGTGATAGCGCATCACTTGCCCCCCTTGCGAGCCGATACGCGGACCACATGGTAAGGATCGCCATGGGCAGTATGTGCAGCGATCAACTGATGCGACGGGTCAAACCGGCGGGCAATCGTTTCCCAATCCACCCGGTCTCGCCCGGCAACAAGGGACACTGTGGCGCGGTGCAGGGTGCCTTCGATTGCGGGCATGTTCGAAGAGATCAGAAACTCTTTAATAATCTCCGCTTCCGCGGTCAGATCCGCGGTGAGGGCTTTAATTTCAGCCAGGCGGTCAACAAGACCGGAGAGGATCGAGGGGGCTTCGGATTTAGTCATTTTCAGTCCTTACAGGGTTACGGGTTACAGGGAAAAGGCAAACACTGTCACAAGGTACAGGGCAATCAGTGCCACTGCGGCACCGGCAATCAGTGCAAGCGGGTGCGGGGGCTTTTCGCGGCCCAGGACTTCGGGGTGCAAATCGACATAAGTCAGGCGGTGCTTGTTCATGATGCGGCCCCTCATGCGTCGAAGGTTTCATCGAGAACTACACCAGCGGCACGCAGTGCAGCGACTACAGAACGGGGCAACTCAAAAGCCCCGTCATAGTCCATCAGCTCGAGCGGCCCCTTCTGATTTAGGCGGCCGCCGATCAACTCCCGGGAGAACCACAGGCCGCCGCCCTCGGAGCCGTCCTTGCGCTCCCAGTAGCCGTACAGGGCGGCAGTGTCGATGCCCACAATGCCCCGCTCGGGATCGGTGCCCCAGGGGTGCAGGATAATGTCGAAGGTGTAGGTGTCGCTCATGATGTTCTCCTCAGATGCAGTTGGTGTAGCGGTCTTCCATTTCCTCGACCTGTTCGCTGTCGAGGTTTAGGGCTTTGGTTACTGCCCAGACGGCATCGGGGTATTCAGTCCCCTCAGCAATCAGGTCGGAAAGGATCTCCCAGGTGGAAGAGCCGTTCTTGCGAAGGGTGCGGATGTCTATGGTGTTCATGGTGATCCTCTTACAGTTACGGGTTACAGGGTGCTTCTGCGCCCTGGTGACATTATAGGCATGCTTAGACCCAGCGGGTCAACATGTATTTGATGCACCTATAGACAAAAACAGCATAAAAACCCGCTGGGTTATGCATTTAGGGTAAACCCTTAGAAAATGGATTTAAGGTACCTAGGAGCGCAGATCGATGGGGTGCTAACCCACTGGGTGCGGCAAGCCCTCAAAATGCGGCAGGGATCGATTTAGACCGCTTCCCGGGCTTATTCGATGCGCTGGGGGTTTGCTGGGGTGTTTATAACCCGCTGGGTTGCCTTTTGGCACTGTGACAATTGTGCCTTTTGGTTCAGGGGGTCAGTTTTGAGGAATTCTCGCATCGAACAGAAAAAAGGTGAAAATTCGATGTCTTGCGCGAAAGGCACATTTGTCACTGACCCCTCGATTCTTCCGCATTGTGAAACCCTGCACCCGCTGGGTCTGACCCGCTGGGAATCCCCAGACCCGCGGGGTTCGGGGTTCCGCGGTCCCTCGAGCGGCCCCAGGCGCCCAGCGGGCACACTGACCCAGCGGGTTCCGGGTGCATGGCATGGCACTGGATCCAGCGGGTTCCGGGTGCCCGCGGGGCCCGCGGGGTCCGCGGGCTTGCGGCATCCAGGGTGCCGCGGGCAAACGGAAACCGGGAATCCGGCCGAGGGGGCGGGGGAGGGCCGACGGCAACTTGGTTCTGTAACTAAGGTGCCGCGAACAATTTTTTATTTTTTCCAGAACCACAGAACCCGCTGGGTCCAATAATCCCATTGACACAAAACATCCCGCCTGTGTTAGCATCAACAGCACTATGGAACAAGGCAACCCTCAATCCGTAGGCACGGCTGTCGCCAGTGAACAATCTCTTCCAAGCTGGCTGTCGTGCCCTGACCCCAAGCCACCGAAGCTCCCAGCAGAGTCGCGGGAGCTTCTGCACGCCCAGTACCAGCAGATCTTCGAACGGGTCATCGAAGACATCTATCGTGGGCGCTCACTTCAGTCCTTGATCGAGGATGACTACAGGCTTATCAGCTACGAGGACTTCCTGCGCTGGGTCAAGCGTGACCCGATGCGCCATGAGCGGTTCAAGGAGGCGCAGGAGATGCGCACCGAGTTCCTGGCTGGTGAGATCCTCGAGATCGCCGATGGGGTAGAAGCAATCGACCCCTCGAGCAGTGACACGGTCAACCGCGACAAGTTGCGCATCGACACGCGCAAATGGCTCATGGGTGCCCACAATCGCAAGAGGTACGGTGAGACCAAGCAGATCGAGGTGGCCGGGTCCATCTCGATCACCGAGGCGCTGACGCAGGCTAGGCAGCGGGTCATTGATGCCGAGGTGATTGATGTGACGCCCAGGTTGGAGGAGTAGATGCAGCGCCTGCGATACACGCCCGAGGAGGAGCAACTGCTCATGACGCAGTTGTGGTCGCCGCAGATTGCCGACAACCCTGAGACGTTCGTACTGTTCGCGTTTCCGTGGGGGCAGGTGAACACGCCACTCGAGCGGTTCAAGGGGCCTCGCAGGTGGCAGCGCGACGTGCTTCGTGAAGTTGCCGACTTTATTCGTGACAACAAGGGCAAACTCAACCAGGGTGAACTGATCGATGCGATGCGCCAGTCGGTGTCATCGGGCCGCGGGGTGGGCAAGTCAGCACTCGTGTCGTGGCTGATCCTGTGGATGCTCTCAACTCGCATCGGCTCGAGTGTCGTGGTGAGCGCCAACAGCGAGACGCAGTTGCGCACGGTCACCTGGGGTGAGCTGACTAAGTGGGCCACCATGGCGATCAACGCCCACTGGTGGGAGCCATCGGCTACCAAGCTGGCCCCTGCTGCCTGGCTGACCGACCTGGTTGAAAGGGATTTGAAGAAGGGCACCCGGTACTGGGGCGCTGAGGGCAAGCTCTGGAGCGAGGAGAACCCAGACGCCTATGCCGGTGTCCACAACATGGACGGCATGATGGTGATCTTCGACGAGGCGTCGGGTATCCCTGATCCCATCTGGTCGGTGGCCGCGGGGTTCTTCACAGAGAACATCCTGGATCGCTACTGGCTCGCGTTCTCCAACGGTCGGCGCAACACCGGGTACTTCTACGAGGCGGTCGACGGCAACAAGCGGGACTTCTGGCGGTCGCGCAAAATCGACGCTCGCACCGTCGAGGGCACCGACAAGTCGATCTACGAGCAGATCATCGCCGAGTACGGCGAGGACAGCGACGAAGCCCGCGTCGAGGTGTATGGGGATTTCCCTAAGTCTGGAGACGACCAGTTCATCATGCCGTCCGTGGTCGAGGACGCCATGAAGCGGCCCAAGTACAAGGACATGAGCGCACCCATCGTCCTGGGCATCGACCCGGCCCGAGGTGGCATGGACTCTACTGTCATGGTGGTGCGCCAGGGGCGTGACATCGTGGCGATCCGGCGGTTCAAGGGCGACGACACCATGACCACCGTCGGTAACGTCATCGACATGATCGAGGAGTTCAAGCCGACCCTGACCGTGATCGACGAAGGCGGCCTTGGGTACGGGATACTTGACAGATTGACCGAGCAGCGTTACAAAGTCCGCGGGGTTAACTTTGGCTGGAAGGCCAAGAACCCGGTGATGTGGGGTAACAAGCGGGCTGAGATGTGGGGCGCGATGCGGGAGTGGCTGAAAACGGCAGCCATCCCCCAGGACAGGCAGTTAAAAACTGACCTGACCGGCCCCATGAAGAAGCCCAACTCCGCAGGCACCATATTCTTGGAGGGCAAGAAGGAAATGAAGGCTCGAGGATTGGCATCGCCCGATGCGGCTGACGCGCTTGCAGTCACCTTCGCATATCCCGTTGCCCACCGGGAGTACAATCCGCGCACCGATGTCCGCAGACCCAGTGGGACGCAAGGCATCTCAACATCCTGGATGGGGGCGTGATGGCAACAAAAAAAGGCGTGTCTCTCAGTGTTGGACGGGGCGAGAAGCTACCCGTCAGCAAGGGCGCTGGCCTGACTGCCAAAGGCCGCGCCAAGTACAACGCCGCCACTGGCTCCAACCTCAAGGCGCCAGCCCCAAACCCCAAAACCAAAGCTGATGCGGGCCGCAAGGCCAGCTTCTGCGCCAGAATGTCTGGGGTAGTTAAGAACGCCAAGGGCGATGCGGAACGCGCCAAGGCATCACTTAAACGATGGAAGTGCTGAAAATGGCGACAAAACCTGGTCTTTACGCTAATATTCATGCTAAACAGGCACGCATTAAGGCCGGAAGCGGCGAAAAAATGCGCAAACCCGGTAGCAAAGGCGCCCCGACGGACAAGGCTTTCCGCGAGTCGGCCAAAACCGCCAAAAAGCCGATGAAAGGTAAGTGATGCCGCTTGTAAAATCGACCTCGAAAGAGGCATTCCGCAAGAATATCAAGGCTGAAGTCAAAGCTGGCAAGCCGGTTAAGCAAGCCGTTGCCATTGCCTACAGCGTCAAGCGGGCCGCAGCCAAAACTCCCTCGAAAGGCAAAAAATGAGCAAGCACCTCGAACCCATCAGCAAACTCAACGCCCGCGAGCCGAAGATTTCTGGCGGCGGCATGCCCGACCGCAACAAAGAGACGTACTCTAAGATGCCGGGCATGGGCTGTCACGGCAGCATTCCCGCAGGCAACAACGTCAAGGCGACCGTTGCCAAGGTTCTGAGCAAGATTAAGTAAACCATGCCGCAAGACTACTCAGGAGTCGTCGCTGCCGGTGCGGTCAGCGAAGGTGGCTCGGCCAAAGACAAAAGCGATGCTGATGTCTTGTCCACCGCCCGCAGCCGCCTGGACATGGCAATTTCTGCGTTGTCGGAGTCGCGTGAAGACGAGCTAGACGACCTGCGGTTTTACGCCGGATCGCCCGATAACCACTGGCAGTGGCCTGCCGATGTGCTTGCTACTCGTGGCGCGGTGCAAGGCCAGACTATCAACGCTCGTCCGTGTCTGACCATCAACAAGTTGCCGCAGCATGTACACCAGGTCACCAACGAACAGCGCCTAAATCGCCCTCAGCCCAAGGTCATTCCGGTCAACGACCAAGCCGATGTTGAGGTCGCCGAGATTTTTAACGGCATGATCCGGCACATCGAGTACATCTCGGACGCCGACGTGGCCTACGACACCGCGTGCGAGAACCAAGTGGCCTATGGCGAAGG